GGGCGGCGCCTGCCCCGGGAGACGTCCTCGGCACCGCCCCCGGCTCCGCCCCGTCAGACGGCATCGGGGTGCCCACTCCGCCCAAGCGTCCGGCGCAGGCCGCTCCCAAGTCCGAATGGGTCGAGTACGCAGTCTCTCGGGGGAGTGACCGATCAGCGGCGCTCGCCGCGAGCAAGTCTGTCCTTGTTGCGCTGTACGGCGCCTGAGCGTGGCATCCTATTCTCATGGTCCTGGTGTACGCAGACTCATCAGCGCTCGCATCCTGGACTGGCGCTGCCGCTCCGAGCGACGCAACCGCGCTGCTGCGTAGCGCCTCGATCCTGGTGCGCGACGCGACGATCTCGGCCATCTATAGCACCGACGATGACGGGTACCCGACCGATGCTGACGTCTCGCAGGCGTTCGAGGATGCGACCTGCGCGCACGCTGCCGCACTGAGTGCAGCAGGGGTCAACCCTCTCGCGTCCGGCGCGGTCGCGGGTATCGCGTCGTCCGCCATCGGAGGCGCCTCGATCAGCTATGCGGGATCGGACGCCGTAGCCAACGTGCGCCTCGACCTGTCGCGCACGCTGTGTCAAGAGTCGCTGCGCATCCTGCACCAGGCAGGCATGCTCTCGATGCCTCCCATGAGCTTTCAGGCGTGAGTCATGGGAGCCTTCGAGGACATCTCCGAGTGGTTCGTGCATACGGTCAGCATTCAGCGCTACACCGGACACTCCGTCTCCGGCCCGACGTACGCGGCTGCCGCTAGCAGCTCGGCGCTCGTGATCGACAAGCGCACGACCGTCAAGTCTCCTACCGGCGAGACGGTCGTTTCGCCGACGTCCGTCTATCTGCCGGACGGTACGACGTACGTACCCACGGGGTCCCTCGTGTCCCTCCCCGCCGCTTTCGGGGGCCGCACTGCTGAGGTCATCTCGGCATCGGTGCGCAGCACGGGGCTCGGCACACCGGACCACGTTGAGCTGACGCTCTCATGATGAGCGCAGACGTCGAGTGGGAACCGGGCAAGGATATTGACCTTGCGGCCGGTGCACTGAAGGGGCTCATTCTCGGCGGGGAGCACATTCTGAAGCTATCCAGGGACAGGGTCCCCCTGGAGGAGGGGACGCTGGAGCGCTCCGGACAGGTCACAGACAACGGTAAGGATACTGTCGCGGTGAGCTACGACACTCCGTACGCCGCCCGGCAGCACGAGGATATGGGCGCGCATCATGACTCCGGGCGCTCGGCGAAGTACCTGGAGACGGCGGTTGCTGACGGCTCCTCCGGAGTGCTCGCCCTGGTTGCTGAAGCTGCGCGAGAGGGTACCTGATCATGAGCGGGTTCACGACCAAGCTGCGCGCCGGCATCGGCGCGATGCTCGACGACGCAAACGTCGTCACCTGGACGGACTCCGGCACGGTCAGCACGTCCGCCTCCCCGCCTCCCGCCTATCACCACCTCTATCCGGACTCCCCCGACGTCGCGGTTGCTCTGACGACGTACTACGCGGGGGGCGACGCTCCGGCCGCTCCTGACTCCGTCGTCATGCTCCAGGTGCGCACCCGCTCATCGGCGACAGACGACACGCTCGCAGATGACCTTGACGATGCCATCGCCTCCGAGTTGCTCGGGCACTACCCGATGACCCTGTCGACCGGTGTCGTCATCAGCGTCATTACCCGCTCGTCCGGCTCCCCCATCGGGCGCGACGCCCGTGGGAGACTTGAGCGCACCACGAACTATCGCCTACTGGCGTACGATCCCGGGCCGCACCGGGGCTGATGAAAGGACAGACAGATGGCAGTCTCGACCCCGGTGGACCTGACGGCAGCCTCGCTCGCGCGAGACTGGTACGTCGACGTCAACACGGGCACACATGCGTCCCCCATCTGGACCCCGGTGTCTGGCGCGATGGAGGTGTCCCCCGATACTCCGGCAACGATGAAGGACGTCTCCGTCGCGAGCGATGGAGGGGCTACCTCCAGCCAGAAGACGGCGCACGGGTGGGGGTTGAAGATGAAGCTTCGTCGCGCCGCTACGGCGGCCGACAACACGTCGTACGACGTCGGGCAGGAGAAGCTCCGGACGCTCTCACTCCAGCTGGGAGCGGCGAACCTCGCCGAAATCAGGTACTACGAAGTCAACGGCACCGGGTACCCGCTCGGCGAGTCGTGGCAGGGGTACGCCTCCGTACAGTGGGGCGAGGCGAACGGCGCTGTCGACGACGCGCGCGTCGTCGAGGTGACACTCGTCGGGTTCGGTGCGCGGACCGCCCTCTCCCCGCACCCCGCGAGCGCCTGAGCACGGACAGACCGAGCCCCCGGAGCGCGACCAGCCCCGGGGGCTCGGCCGCGCGTAGACTTGCTGGACAACACTCGACGCTTAGGGGTGAGCAATGGCCTGGACTGATCTTGCCGACCTGCACGGAATCTCGCCGGACATCGAGCTGCCTGTGCACGGACAGGTGGTCACCTTTCCGGGGCGCATCTCGGCATGGGCTGGGAGTCTGCTGCTGACGATCCGCGCAGCGACCCTCGGACAGGAGGGCGACGCGCAGGAGATCGGGGAGCGCGTCATCGAGAAGCTCAACATCTCCGAGCGGGACGTCATTGCCCTGGAGTCTGAGCTCCTAGGCGATGGGGACGCGCGCTTGGCGGCGCTCGGCGTGACAGGAATGGAGCGTCAGCACATCGTCAACACCCTGACGATGTGGCACATGAGCGGGCAGGAGGCAGCCCGTAGCGTCTGGGAGGCGGGGGGAAAAGACCCAGCCCGGCCCAACCGGGCGACGCGACGGAAGACGGGTGGGTCGTCATCGACGAAGGGTGGGAAGGGCGCGGCCCACTCCCGGGAGGGCTCTGGCGTCAAGTCCGCGAACGTTCCGGTGGCGAGTCGTTCGCGCAGTGGTACGCGGACCACGCGCAAGAGCTGACGGCCGACTTCCTGCACCTGTACGGCATTGACCTTGGTGACGATGCGCTCCTGCGCTCGCGTCCGTGGTCGTGGCTCGCCTCCCTCCTGGCCGGAGTGGCTACTGCTAGGAGCAGGACGGCGTGGGCGATGCTGACCGACTCTGCCAAGGATGGAGTGACCAAGCTCCTCGCTCAGGGTGGCGACGTGGCACCATGGCTCTAGCTGGCACGCTGCCGACTTGAGCGAGGAGAGGTGATAGCCCCGTGGCGCTGGAGCTAGGGACGCTCGTCGCGTTCCTCAAGACGGACGACTCGCAGCTCGGCACGGGCCTGGCCAAGGCGCGCGGCAAGGTCGGCACATTCGGCAAGCACCTCGGTACGGCGCTGAAGGGCGCGGGGCTTGCGGCCGGAGCGCTCCTCGCCGCAGGGCTCGCGCAGAACCTTGAGATCGGTGCCGGACGGGCGAAGCTCGCCGCCCAGCTCGACCTGACGTCGGAAGATTCGGCGCGCATCGGGGGCGTGGCCGGACAGGTCTATGCGGACAACTGGGGAAGCTCGCTCGACGAGGTCAACGACGCGATTCACGCGCTCGGGATGAACCTCGGCGATGTGACGAAGATGTCCAGTGGTGAGCTGAAGGGGCTCACCGAGGATGCGCTCGCACTCTCCTCGACCTTCGGTGTGGACGTGGCAGGGTCGACCGAAGCGGTCGGCAAGATGATCAAGAACGGGATGGCGAAGAATGCCACGGAGGCATTCGACATCATCACGACCGGCATGCAGCACGGCCTCGACCGTAGCGGCGATTTCCTCGACACAATCAACGAGTACTCTCCCCAATTCCACAAGCTCGGTATCGATGGTGCGCAGATGCTCACCATTCTTCAGACAGGCCTCAAGGCTGGTGCTCGCGATACCGACACCATTGCGGATGCGTTCAAGGAGTTCTCGCTCCGCGCGATTGACGGCAGTAAGACGACCGCGCAGGGGTTCAAGGATATTGGACTCAACGCGAAGACTGCCGCAGAAACCATCGCGCACGGGGGCCCGGCCGCTGCGTCGATGACGCAGGAGGTGCTCAAGCACCTCAACGCAATCAAGGATCCGGTCAAGCGCAACGCTGCCGGAGTCGCCCTGTTCGGGACGCAGTGGGAGGACACGCTCCGCCAGATTCTCCCCGCCATGACCAACGTGACGCAGGGCATGGACGGAGTCTCGGGCTCCACACAGCGTATGGCCGATACGGCTGGGAGCAGCGCGCAGGGCAAGATCGACGGACTCAAGCGGTCGTTTGAGCAGTGGGTGCAGGCGCAGGCGAGCTCGTCATCCGCGCTCGGGACGTTCGTTACCGGGCTCGTGTCGTTCGGTGGTCCCGCGCTCGCTGCCGCCGGCACGGTGGGGCAGATAGCTGCCGGGCTCGCGGCGTTCAACGCTGCTGCCGCAGCAGGGGCCATTAAGACTGCGATTGTCACGGCCGCCACCAAGGGATGGGCGGCGGCGCAGTGGCTACTCAACGTGGCGATAGACGCTAATCCTATCGGGCTGATCATCATCGCCATTGTGGCGTTGGTGGCCATCTTCATCTACGCCTGGAAGCACTCCGAGACGTTCCGCAACGTTGTTACGGGCACGTGGAAGGGGATCCAGCACGCTGCGCTTGCCGTGTTCGGGTGGATCAGGGGGTATATCTCGGATACATGGCATGACATCCAGACCGTGACGTCCGTTGTGTGGAAGTTGATCTCAGGCTACGTCAGGAGTCAGGTCAACATAATCAAGTCCGTTGTTCACGGTGTGATTGCCGTAGCGACGTTCTTCCGGAGCGCGTTCGAGGCTGCACGCAACGCGGTCGTCAACCGCGTATCCGCGATGGTTTCGTTCGTTCGCAGCATTCCAGGGAAGATCCTCGGTGCGATTGGCAACCTAAACGGTCTTCTGGCCAACGCCGGGCGCAGGCTGATCGATGGCTTCATTGGCGGGATTACGTCCGGGTTCGATCGTGTCCGAGGGACCCTCGGCCGCCTCACCGACATGATCCCCTCCTGGAAGGGCCCGCAGGAGGTTGATGACAGGCTGCTCACGGACAACGGTCACCGTGTCATTGCAGGGTTCGTGCGCGGGCTACGGGCAGCGGCCCCCACCGTGCGCGACGAGCTACGCTCCATCACGGAGTCCATCCCTGACACCGTGAGCCCCGTGGCTGCCATCCCGACACAGCGTGCGCTCCCAGCGGCACAGCGAGCGCACAGCGACGCTGAGGGCCGCAGGGGCGACATTCCTACGGTGCGTTTCGCCGGGCCGTCCGTGATCCTCGACTTGCTGCGCAAGCTCGTCGACGATCACGGGGGCGGCAGCGTGCAGGTCGCATTCGGGAGGGCATGATGACGTTCCCCTTCACACCGACGGGGCTGCGCGTCGCGCTCGACCTCGACGGGTCCGGGGAGTTCGCCGAGGACATCACTCCGTACGTGATGACCCCCTCGGGAG